ATCAGATGCTATTGTGAGTACTTCTCTTGCTTGTAGCCCCGTCATGGGATGATCTACATCGGACAACTCAGGTTCAAATCCTGATGTCGCAGTTGTGCGCTCATCGGAAGTGTCGTAACCCGAATCGTCCATTTGACTCATTGAAAAGAAGTCCCCACTTCAATCCAAATTGAGCAGCTCCAAGTGAACTTGTAATTGACATGAATCTCTAGATGTCTGTCCTCGTAAGTGGTTGATGCGCCTTTGATAATTTGATAAGGACTAGACCGCGTCATGATCGTTAAGTACGGCAGTGATAACTTTTCGCTTTGAGGCTGTAGTTGAAGAACCACGGTTGCGGGAAAGTTAACACGTTCTGTGATAACTGAACCCACGGATGCATAATTAAATTGCTTCCACAACCTGACAGGGCGAGATAGACCCTGATCAAATGTTTTTGATTCTTCTCCGTCACCATGTGAAACGATAAGAAGTTCCCCGCCGGGACGAAGCACTGTTATGTCCAATTCGAGACTAATCAACCAAACTTGACCTTTCCCAAGGAACATTGACTTCAGGAGACTCTTGATGGAGCCACTTTCATCGGAAAATGGATTTGCCGCTGTGTAAATGATACCGATAAATTGAACCAATCCGGAAAAGAATATGAAACGCTTTGAGTGTTGGGAAAAACGCTAACGACAGGTGCAGAACCGTGAGACATGTTGATACTGGATATGGTTTTCAGCCAGCGATTGGTGTACAATGCATTAGAGGTCTATATCGCCCATCTCATCTTCGAATGACAGATTATTTTCGGGAGCAGCTACCATTGAACCGGTTTGCAATGCTTCCCAATATCGATCATAATTTTGTTGACTATTGAAGATTGTGACAGGAAAAGCTGACCAATTTATTGCCTTTTGATAACCCAATTGGCGTCTAGAGTTGAATAGAATGTTGCTAAGAACTGATAAGCATTCCAACTCGTGTCCGGTCAATAAGATCGGAGCCCATGAGCCCAATCTATATATTGTCAACCAGTCAAGAGTGTAGCCTAATAGCACATCCTTCGTCTTGCCGCGTTCAACGTGGACTTCCAGCTTCCTGAGAAGAACCTCTGGGTCTTTGAACACCCAACCTTGACTTTCCAGGAAACCAACGAATGACCCACGATCTGGGTAAACTTGTACTTTCTCGACGGCCCTGTCCATATGGATCCAATCGCTCCAGCTTGGTCTAATTGCGAATCGCCTGTACATTAAGAGATCGTCCCCACCAAATTTGCCTCGTTCACCGGGTGTGACATCGTACTTAGCCACGAATCTAGCTATATTACCCAGTGTGTTGGCGAGGAATGTGAAAATCTCTCCCGAAAATGTCATAAGACCGAAATGCATGCGAGCTGTTTGCTTGTCCAACTTATCCTCGACGTAAGCGTCTATGATTTCATCTGGCACGCCGAAATGTCGCATTATGCAACTGAATAAGGTCACGTAAGCGCCACTCATGGATTTCTCCTGTTGTTCGAGGTCGCTTTCCCAGTAAACCTCAGGCATGGGAGCATGACGTTGAGTCCAGTCCATCATATCCTGGTAAGATTGTCCAACATGTAAATAGACACTATCGGGTTTGCTCTCTAAGATCTTTTTGAGCAAGTACACGCCCGTCGGTCCAAATTTATGAACATACATCTCACTATGAATGACAATGGTTTGTAAGGCTTTAGCGTTTTTGATCTCAGTCGATTTGAGCTTCAACTGATTTTTAGCGAATAACCTAGTAACCATATCTGGCTCGTGCCTCCCAACGTTGTTCAGCTTCGTGGCTTGTGATAACGCGGCCCTTCGAGCTTCGAATTTGCCATGTGCTATGTCCCACTCGATTGGGTCTAACGGCTGCGACAGATCCCACTTCATGTACCGTTTTAGATGT